CGGATCGTCAGGTTCCAAATCAGGGCGTCCAGATACTCTGGTGGCAGGGCAATCGGGGTGGTGAGTGTGGGAAACTGCACGAGGTGTTCCTTGATGACGATGTGTAATTCGAATTGATTATCACTCGGCACCGGCCAGAAGTAGCAATGCCCCAGCGGCCAATCCGAGTCATAGAACACCGAATTCGGGAAGGTGGTGAGTTTTTTCAAACTGATCGCCGAGTAGTCCTCGCGGGATTCGATCAACGACAGCGGGAAATCGAACGGCTGGTTACCGGTGACCGGCAGCATGCGGATATAGGCGGCGTTCAAGCGATCCGGCCGGGGCACATTGAAGTCGCCACCAGCGCCGATGCTATAGGATTGGGCACCTGTGGAGATCACGAAGCTATCGATCAAGTGATAGATCAGGAAGCGTTCGCGATTCCACTGGCCGATCATACTATTGAGCATGACGAAGCAATCGTTGGTGTCTTCAAAATCGGGTTCTTGTCCCACGCCAACGACCCCGGCCGTTTTCAGGCACAAATGTATAAGATCAACAGGACTAGTGATGCTACCGGCCATGAATAATTCCTCTGGCCTGTATTTACCAATAGCCCATAATGAAAGAGCCGCCCGAAGGCGGCTCAGTCATAGAAGGGAGTATTAAATGGCAGAGCTATTTATGCAGCTTGTGGATTCACTCGTCAGCCGTTGGTACGAAGACGGTTGACATCACCGCCGGCAAGCGGGTTCCAGGAAATTCCCCAATCGCCATAGCATGGCGATAAAGCCAGCCACCGGGCACCTTCATCCGGTGAGTCATCTCAAACACTGCATCGCCCCAAGGACTATGCGTCGTCTCATGGATCAAACGCCAACCCACACTGCGATCATTGGGGTCGGTGTCGTCATAGAAGTCACGGCGAATTTTCAAACTCATGGCAATCTCCTTGCGTTCTTGAATAAGAATATCGCATTTCTTCCGCATTTGTATATATATAGATGAATGGAGGAAAGCATATGGAGATAAAAGATCAAATTGCTGACACGCCGCGATGGTATAATTTCCCAGCGGCGTCCGAGTATGTTGGCATGTCCGAGTTTAAGTTACGCAATCGGCATCGCACCGGCACCGGTCCGGCGTATGTCAAGCCCAGTCACAAATCGGTCCTGTTCGAAAAATCGGCGTTGGATGCGTGGATGGCATCATGGCCGAGGTATGATCGATGAGCAAAGAAAACCGGCCCTGAATGGGCCGGTTTTTAGTCAATTAATATAAGTGCGGAGGCTCAAAGTATATCCGCGACGACCACTGCCCATTCAGGACGAGGCATAGTATATCCGTACAATATGTCGATTCTATCTATGAAAAGATCGTTTATGACATCGAAACCTTCTACCATACGGAGGCTCACTCCGTCAAACGATTCCCGTGCGGACTTGACCACGCCATTGCGAATCAATGGCAAGTCGGCGACCACCATGGTGAACGCCTCTTTTCGGAAGGCCAAATTTTTCCGTATCGTAACGGCTGCCTTCAATGCTGGAGTGATTACTGCGGTTGCACCAGGAGATGCCGTGACATTGGCGTACGGCACTGTATTCGGACTGCCCGATACTGGGATCAATGGCGGATACAGTGACAATGATGTCGCACCATTCGCGGCATCGGCGGTCAAAACAAATTGCATGGGTGCGCCCAAATCATCCTTGGTCAAGAGATTCACGGCGTTGACGCCCGCAATGGTGATGATGTCGCCGGCCTTCAACGTGCCGGACAAGGCAGAGATGGTGACGGTTGCACCAGTCTGCGAACCACCGGAAACTGCACCAGTAGTTGCGGTACCAGTCGTATGACTCTTCACGACCTGATCGATCCGCCAGTCCTGGAAGCCCAACGCAGTGCCGCCAAAGGCGCCGACGCGGAAGTTTTCACTCAAAGTAGACTGGGGGTTGAACAGACCAGACATCGATGATGCTGTGCGGGCAGAAGTAATGGGCGACATCACAACTTTACGCGGCTCATTACGCAGTGCACTGAAGTTATCCAGGGTTGCACCAGCCGAGAGCCATGTATTCATGGTGGGGCTCAGAACATTTCCCGACCCGTCGAAGTTGGCCACAAGATTTGGGCAACCCTCAACCGCCGACATCACGTCTTTTGCAACGTACGCGGCCAAATCATTGCTCATCTTCAACAAAAATCTGTCGGCGAAGTCGTCAATTTTTAGCGCGAAATCCTGACTGGAAAAGCTCGCGCTTACATTGGCTTGTGTGCCAATCACCAACGGCCGCTGCTTTTCGACCGTCGTCTGGGGCGTAACGGTTGCACCTGTACCAACCACGTAGTCGGTCGGCATGCGGAGGTTCAAGGTCGTTCCGATCTTATAGTCTCGGTTGCGAAACTGATCGTCGTACTGTTTTCGTGTTCGTAATGATTAGCTACTTCATTACCGGTCTTGCGACCTGCTCCATATTTCTATGGAGAACAGACTATATCACCATCCCAGTGGGATGCCCCCCATTTCGGCTCGCTTGAGCCTACGCCTCTTCGGCTAGTCGTTGAACCTTCCCATTACTGGGCTTGGCTGCTGATTGTCCTTGCGGAGATTCCAGCAATTAGAGGGGTTATTCAATGATCCTTGCGAATCAAGGCCGCCAGTGTCTAACGGTCGATCAACTGTAAAAAGGCGTTGGTGTTGCGAAACATCGTCACCGCCCTCTTGGTAATCATCGATACGGTAAGCAAAGTATTTGCCATAGCTGCACCTGTGAAAAAATGGGTTAATAGCCTCCCGTTTCCACAACATGATGGTGGCAGCGCTGGGTGCGCCTCGAATGATTGAAGGTGTTCGGTCCACCCTCCCGCTTGGCGAGGTAAGGCTATTTAGTTGCAAACTAAATAATTCTCGATAGCGGGCATGGTGTCACGCGAGAGGCGTGAACGACTCCCACAGGATCGTCATACCATCCTTCGGATAGGTTGTTGAAACACCCGCTATCAGTCCCGCCATGGACGAAACCGCGCATGGTGTCGGCGGAGATCGCCGGACGGTGCTTTCTCACACCTTTGAAACACGCGGTTTTTCCGCCTTATCCCTGGGTTCTGGTCAGTCAGTCGGTAAATATCCGGACTGAACAAAATAGCACTTCGTGGCACTTCGTGTTGGGAACACGAACTTCATTATCCCATCATTAAGTTGGTGAACACGAAGTCCTGCAAACAAAAGGACCGATAGATGTCACTGACCACATCTAAACCCCGCAGGCCGAAGCCTGTGACCGGTAAGACGGCGCCCAATGCGATCCATTTGATGCTCGGGGTATTGGCCGATTGCAAGCGATCGATCGAGAGCCTGCGCCATGAGATCAAGGATAGTTGGATCGATATGGAGGAATTGCAACGGCGGATCGACAACGCGTTTTACGACCTAGAGGAATTGGACGCGGATAAATATCGGAAAGGAAGCATGCATGATCAGCAATCGCACACGTGACTTGGTTGACGCCTTGGTGAACGAAATGATGGTCACCCACGTCAAGGAAGTGGAATTTGGTCAAGCCCTGCGGGCCATGGACGAGCAAGGGCGCACCGAGGTGGCGTATCTGATCGAGGATACCATCAACAATCATCCGCATAAGCCGACCACTAAGCAAGTCGAGCTAGAGCGCATCGAGCGCTACATCGGCTATCACGTGCGCCGGGCCAACTGGCAGGTGAGCTATGACGATCTGCTGGATGAACTCGACGATCTGAATGACTACGATCATGATATCCTGAAGGACCTCGATGATGGAAACTGATTCCATCAAGCGACAGGCGTTGAGCTTCGCCCTGAAGTTGAATAGCGCCGCCGATGTCCGGCAATTGCTGCACGATGCCAGCAAGATCGAGGCATACCTGCGCGGTCATATTCAGCATGATGTCGCCCCGCCCTCGTGGCCATCGATCCACGAAGCCATTGAGCAGGCGCAAGCCCGATGAAAACCTCCCGCACCAACACCCGCAAGAGCCAAGTGCTCGGCGACACCTTCGAGGGTGAGATGCCGAGCCTGACCAGTCTCGACGATCATGAGAAGATGCCGCGTGCCGGATTCACCCGGCGATTGGCCGATGGCCGCACCATCAAGGTGAAGCCGACCAAGGTGAAGCGGCCTAGCCGATGAGCGAGGAATGTCCCATTTGCGGCTTGCCGCATCCGCGAACATAGAATTTTGCCGGCATGGTGTCGGACGAGATGTCCGGTCCGCCCCTTCGATCGTGGCGCATGAAACACTGGCAAAAAAAGAGAGGCACCCAATGGGTGCCTCTCGCATGATCGGCTATAAATTATTGGGGCGGCCCTCATGCCATTCGTCATAGCCAATCGGCTCACTGGCGCGGCTGCACCTAGTCGTCGTAGCCTCTCACAACGCCGCATGTCAAGTTCGTCGTAGCCATAGTCGGCTGGTTTCTGCCCAATCCCGCCCAGAAGAATTCGTCATAGCCGTTACCGGCTTACACGCGTCACGTGTCTTGTTCGTCATAGCCCTTGTCAGCTTCGCCGCCATACATTCGACCATAGGCTGGAATTCTACTCCCAGTCGTCATAGCCCTTGTCAGCTTCGCCATAGCAGCGGGAGGTCATCGCACTTCGTCATCATAGCCGATCACCAATCCATGATAGCAGCTTGATCGAGGATTTCAAGTCCGACCGATCAGCTTGCACACCCGTTTCCAGGCATGATCCAGGTCGCGCGACTCGATGGCATAGCCGAAGTCGCTATCGCCTTGGTACTCATACTTGCCGAGCGCCAGGGTGGAGTAGATCGGCAGCAGCCGTTCGGCGGTCTTGCGTGGCAGCTTGAAGATAGCGGGCAGGGTGAGATCGGTACAATAGGTCTTGGACACGCCGTCTTGTTTGTTGAGCAGGTCGGCGGGCAGGCCGCGTGTCTTGTTCAGGGCCATGACCATGCGTTCCATCACCACGCGGTCTTTGGCGTATTTCGGATTGATCACATAGGTCTCGTGCACGTCGATCCGCTCGACTAGCGGTAGCCCGGCGTCTTTCGCGTCTTGGGCCGCTTCGGCGGTAAGCGGATAGATATTTTTGCGGAGTTCGCAGCTAGCCGCCCGACGGTGAGGTGTACCGTCAATGGTCTCGAATTCGACCCCGAAGAAGTTGCCAGGGCGCTCACCGCGCTGAAGACCTTCAGCCAAAAAGATAGCCTCGACACGATCCCGTACCTCCGCACCTAGCGACGTCTTGTAGTTGGTTAGCGACGCGATGACCCGATCGACTGACGCGAGATCAGCGATGCCATGTAGCGGCCGGTCGGGATTTTTCTTAGGCTTGCGTCGACCGCCAGTGCGTTCCAACACCGGGATGTTGTCGAGGGTGATCTTCGGCTTGAGCTTGCGATTGGACATAAACGAAACGGGGCTTACGCCCCGCCCTCCTTGTCCAAAGTGCAAGCGACGCCCTGCACAAACCAGCCGATGTTGCCGATGATCCCAGCGAATTGTCGATCTTTCGCCGGCTTCTCTTTGTCGGCACGTAGCCGCTGGAGCAGGTCGGCGACCATAGGCTTGTCGCGCCGACTGGATTCGCCTAGCCATTTCGTCAGGCCGCTGATCACATAGTCCGTTGTCCAGGTGTCATCGCTAGGCGCGATGTAGACCGCCAGACAATATGCGTCAGCGTATTCTAGCCCGAAGATGCGAGCTAGTTCAGGCACGGGATTTTTACTCATGTCTTCATCCTCTCTAGCGCCAATCTTACCACGGGAACTTCGAGGAGCCGCATGAGCCGTTCAACGGCAGGATGCACGGCGCGTTCGCCGTTTTCCCAGCGGCGCCATGTCCGCTCATCGCAGCCCAGTAGCGCGCCGGCCTGACCCTGTGTCAAGCCTAAGCGCGCCCGGATTTGATAGATTTCTTCGCCGTCGATCATACCTACTCCCATATGGTGAAGGATAGGGTGGCCGTTATCGCCACCATCATGAGCAAAAGGGTGATCATGCTACCGCCTCGGAGTCAGCGGGGGTGAAGATAATCTGTTCGCCCTTCATCCAGCCGCACTTCGCCCGCTTAGACCGGGTGAAGCAGGTTAGCAGCAGGTGGTTTTCCTTATCGTCACCGCTGCGAAGAGCCAGTACCGTGTAGTGATAGTCGGTGTCGAGATGGTCATCGCGCCCGTTCGATAGCCGCACATGGCCACCGCCAGGGCGTTTCGACGCACAGACGATAGCGGCGGCGAACTCATTGGCCTCGAAACGTGGTAGCGGCCATGCGAAGCGTAGCGCCTCGCGCATTTCCGCGAACACCTTCTTGGGGGAGCTATCGTTGTGACGGTATAGGCAGTAGGATTCGCCCTCGCCATAGACCGTGATCGTCGCACGCGTGCCCATTGATTTCTCCTATTCCAGCCCTTGTGCTGGAGAATAGGCCGGGGCTTGCGCCAGCGGCCCATTCTTCATGGCAAGGTCAGGCGTAGCTATTGCGGATATTCATGTTGAAGAACTTGCCCTTAGAGGGCGCTTCCATGAAATCCCGATACACCGCTTCCGGCACTTCGTGGTACTCGAAGTAGCCACCCTTGACGAAATGCACGATCAGTAGCCGGGTGACCGGGTCATACTTCACATCGGCGATTGAACTCGACATTAGGCGTCCTCCTCGTTGTCCCATTCCGCCACCTCTGCGGCGAATTCGGCGTTGATCTCTTCCAGGTCAGCGGCGATCTGCGCCCATTCCGCCGCCTGTCGATTGAGGCGCCCAACGCGGGCGTCCAAGTCCATGGAGTTCCAGAGAGTCGAGAAGTTCATTTGTCATACCTTTCGATTGTGTTCCAGGCTTGCCCTGGCCGGCCATCCGCCGGTAATCAGGACCATACCGGGCGTTTGGCCCTGCGGCAAGCACAAATACCAACATTTCGGGTAACATAATCGTGAACGAGCAATGATAAGTTGCGTCGGCAAATAATCGACAATCAGAATGCGGCTGGCCGGCGGCTATACCGATACCAGGGCGACGGGGAAATGGTCGATTGGATTATCGGATAGTCGGGCAATCAGTCGGCGGGGCAAACGACGGACGCAGAGTGGTCGGCCCAATGCGTGATGGCATCACGCATTATCGGAACAAATCGTGAACACAAGGATGTATATACGAAGTGATTGCATAACGTATCTACATCATGTAATACTGCGTTGTCGTAGTCATAAGCGAGCAATTCACATCATGGACGACGACGATCTGATCAATGACGAAGGTGACCTGTGACCGACTTGATACTGACTTATGGCGAACATGACATCCAAATAAACACCCCCGAACCACCGGTGGATTA